GCTCGATCTGTTCAAGTTTCGGGTTTTTTAACTCAGATTCTGCTGATTCCAGCATTTCCCGAATGTCGAATGCCTGTTTATCGAGATAAACCATCAGAACGGGATATCGTCATCCGGTTCTTCAACAACAGCAACCGGGGCCGGTTTACGAGCGGACGGGTTGTTGCCGTCTTTGACCGTAAACATGCTGATAATGATGTTCGAGCGGGTTGGGTCTTCGTCCGGCACTCCCGCCGGGTTGAACGTCTTATCCATAAACAAAAACTTGCCGCCATCCTCTCTCTGCATCACCGCGCCGATGTTGATGTAGCGGTTGCGACTCTCCCCGTCTTTCATATAGGTGCCTGTTTTCACACACAGGTCATAGATTTTGGTACTGGGCATTCTTTTTCTCCTGTTTCGCTAATTGTTTGAGCCACTGCGTGGACTCGTTCGACAGACCCGCGCAGATCGCAGGCCAGATTTCAGGATTCAAATCCTCTTTGATTTCGGCCAGTCCAGACTCGTCGGAGTCCTCGCGACATTGTTCGATGCTGGCGCGAGTTTCCTCGATTTGGTCCCATGCCTGCCGTTCAAAGATACGGGCTATTTTTTTCGCCGCCGTTTTGGTCAGATCAGCCGGCTGGTTGTTGAAGACATCAACCTTCTGTTCCTCCGTCATGCGCTGTTGCAACACCAGAAACTCGAACTCGGCACCGGGTTTGCCCGATTGAATCAAGGCCCAGTATTCGGGCGCGAAATCTGGATCGGTGGGGACGTCCTCACCTGCGTATATATAGAGGCCCAGCCCATGACCGGCGATGCATTTCACCATTCCTCGTTTTATCGCGGTGTTGATCTGGTAGCAGTCTGGCAGAGGGATCGGGTTGTTCCGGCTGTCGGTGATCGGGAACCATTCGGTGTATGGAATCCATTCCTCACCGTCGAGAATCGACACGGTGATTTTGACCATCGCGCCGGTTTCCAACTGGAGGAACGGCGCATTTCCGAACTCGTGGACTGTAATCTTCGCTCTCGGGTGTCGTTTTTTCAGTTCGGCCAGTGCGTAGGGCCAAGACAGGTAGCTGAACGCGCCTTTTTTCTCGACCTGTGCAGAGCAATCAACGCCATTTAATATGGTGAAATAGTTGCTATCCATGCCAGTGGATGTCCTCCGGTTCTTTGTAGGGTTCAGGCATTCGTTTTTCCATGTTCGCGATCATCTGTTCTGCGAGTGCGTCTTTTACGGGGCCGTAATCCAGCAACTCGACGAACAGTTCCGCGAGTTCGACCCGGTGCCATTCAGTGAACAGGGATTGCACCGCCTCAATAAATGAGTCGGGCAGTTGTTGGCGTTTCTGGATCAAATAGAGTTTCTGATCCACCAGTTTTTCAATCGGAGGGTTCAGCATTCCGGTTCAATTGATTTTCCGGAGACTCTGAGTAAGCTAGTTCCATTAATTTGTCCGCAACTTCATTTGGCAACGCGCCAAATGTGTAATAAACATCGGCCTGACCAGCCGTTGTGGTATACAACTCGACGCCTTCTCTCAACATGAGGGCCGCTGTTACCAAGAGTTTTTTATTAGTCGGTCTGTAGTCACTCATCGTTATCCCTCCTCTATCGTTAGCATTCCGGGTGCAGTGCCTTGTAATCCGGCCATGCTCCGGAACAAACCATTTCCTGGTAACTGCTGGCCTGCTGGATCTTGTTGCTGAAATCCAGAGTGGAGGTGATCGCGAAGATTGCCGCGAGCAGGGCGATGAACCGCATCAGAAGTCCATGCCGGCGAGGCTCACCGTGTATGCTCCACCCGCTGGCATTCTGACTCGTTCCCGCAGGTCGTTCGCTTTGGCGAGGAACAGCCAACCTGGGGCCTGATTGTTTTTAACCTGCGATTTGGGGAACCAGACCAACCGAGTGATCTGCTGGTCGGTGCATTCCTCATAAATAGAGGCGTTGATTGCAACTGCCTTGTCGTTTTCGCGTTCAATCGTCAACAGATCGTGCATTCCGTTTTTAAATTCTTGGGCCTCGTTGCGAGCCGTTTCTGTCCGGGCAAATTCAATTGCTGACTTTTCAAAGGTCTCCGTCTTGACGGTCAGATCGTCGCGGACCCAACGGTGCGGCAGCCATGCCTGTTTGTCGCCACATTTGACCAGTTTTGCCTTTTCGGTGTCCCTGATAATTTCAATCGTTGTTCTCATGGTCTCTTTCTCCGTTTTTCACTCTCAACCAGAGAATACCACCGAGCTACTATTCATGTCCAGTAGTGAAGTGGTATTAGAGGATAAAAATGGAGTTTATTTTTTGGAGAGTGCGGCGCAGACGTTGAGGATGGTTTGCTGTCCTGATTCGTCAGCGTTTTGGAACGCCTCAACCAGGGCAACCTCGTCGGTGGGGAGTTCCTGCGAAATCATCGGCCCAGTATTCGTGGCAAGCCATAGCGGGGAAACACGGCAGGTGTGGGCGATCTGCACCGTGAGTTCAGAACCCGCAGAATCACTCGTCTCAAGGCCCGATATGTTTTTCTGGTTACACCCGACGAGTTTGGCAAGTTCGACCTGGGTGAGATCCGCATGGGCACGAGCCATTCGTAGCCGCCGCCCGAACTGGGGGATATTGATTCTGTGACTATTCATTACTAGATTTGGTTATACATAACCGCCAACCTTTGACGGGATGGGGTTGGACAGTATAGACCCCGCTGACTTAAAAACCACCCAGATATTTTTGTGTTGGTTAAAATACTAGCAAAGTAGTATGATTGCGGCATGAACCTCGAAATCAAACGTCTCATCAACGAGGCAGGCACTCAGAAGAAGCTTGCTCTGCGGGTTGGCCGCTCACAGAGTGCTGTCCAGAAATGGCTCCATGATGAGACTCGGCCTGATGCGGCGGCAACACTCACCATCGAGCGAGAGTTCGGGCTGTGCCGCCACAAACTCCGCCCAGACATTTTCGGCGAATCACCCGCATGATGATTGCTCATACCCCGGCACCCCTCCTCTCCTCCTGATTTGGTGTCGGGTTTTTTTTGGATCAAAAAATAACAACATGGAAACTCAACCAGGACCAGACGAAATCGCGAGACTGAGCGAGTTACTGGTCCGTGCGGAGGTTCCTCGTGCCGTGTTTTTGAATGCTGGCGTGTTTTTTACCATGGACCCGTACACCGATCGGTGCCGCGCACAGATCCGCGACTTTCCAGAAATGTTCCAGGGTTGCTACGACAGCCGCGCAAAACGTCATCAGTTGCGGGACGATTTCGAATGAGAGACTACGGCGAGGTTAGAACGTCTTTCTGGACATCCACGGATACTCAGGGTTTGAGCGACCAGGGCAAAGTCCTGGCGATCTACCTGTTGACGGGTCCGCATTCGAACGGCTTGGGCTGTTATCGACTCCCGGATGGCTACATTCAAGCGGATCTCGGCTGGAGTCCGCAAACCGTTTCGAAAGGGTTTAGTGAACTGTTCGCAAAGGGTTTCATTTTGCGCTGTGAAGTCACCCAGTTCGTATTGATCCCGTCCTATTTGAAGTTCAACCCCATTGCAAACGGCAATGTCGCGAAGGGTCGAGAGCGGGAATTTGAATCGATTCCGGCAAACTTTAAGTATTTCAGGGAGTTGGCCGCATCAATGGAACGGTTCGGAAACCATTGGGTAAACGGTTTCGAAACCCTTTTGAAAGGGTTCGCGACCCCAGATCCTGATCCTGATCCTGATCCAGATCCCTTAAATACATTGTCGGGCAAAGGCCCGACCGATGAGGAGATTAAGAAAGCGAAGAGAGAAGCCGCAGCGAAAGCGAAGAGAGAAGCCGCAGCGAAACTGAAAGCGGATTCCATCGAAATCCTCGAATTCCTCAATCGAACGGCAGATCGGAATTTTCAGCAGGTCGAGCCGAACCTCCGACTGATCGCCGCTCGAATCAGGGAGGGTGCTGAGGTTCAGGACATCAAGTGCGTGATCGCCAAGAAAGCCAGGGAGTGGAAAGCCAAAGACGGTGCCGACATGACCGAATATCTTCGCCCCAAGACGCTATTCAATGCGACGAACTTCGCACAGTATTTCGGCGAATTGGGCAGATCCGATGCGTAGATGCCCGGAGTGTGACAGCGCACTGCCGGGGACGGTTTCAAAGTGCGCACGATGCGGCTGGGGAAAATCTGCCGGGGCGGACATGAGCCAGTATCACTGTCCGAAAATTTGTGAGGCCCACGGTTGCTTTGTCGCCGGGGGAATGATCGCTGGAGTTTGGGGGGCCGAGGCAGGCCGCCGCGATGGCGCGCCAAGGACTGCCGTGTGTCGATTCCACCAAAGCCACCCAACGCACCAATGGCAAGCGATCACTCGAAACCTTCACCGAATGCGAGTACTGATCCAGGTGCTTGACTGGGTCCAATCGCTTGTCATGGTTGACCGGGTGGAACTCCAGCTAAGACAGATCGAAGGCTTTCAAAGCCGAGACGGTGAATCGATTTTTGAATGGACGAGTCGAGCCACAGCTTTTGTCAGAGCCAGAGCGCATAAAGATTTACCCCATGCGACCGAGAACAACACCGGTTCGGTTTCAATTTCAATGCAGCAAATCATTCAATCGGTGAAACGGAGAATCGAAAATGATTCAAAAATCCAGATCGACCAACCTCGTGGTCGCACGACAAATCCCCAACCGCGAAAAACGCAGAATCCACCGTGAGACATGGCTGGCACGGCGGCTGAAACGAGAGCAGATTGGTGCAATGCATTAAATGCCTCGTCGGGTTTTTTGTCGCGTTGCTGTTCAGCGTGGCGGTTTCCACGTTCGTCACGTACTGGATTCTGGACGATGAAACACCGAGAAAGATACGCCAGCTTGATGTCTGCAATCGAGGCATTCATCGAGACGTTATTTGATGTTTTCCGACTTCTGGCGATTGGGTCAATTTGTTTAGTTTTCTATTTGTGGATCCGGCTGATTGCATGATTGACGATGCAGCAACTTGAACATGACCATCAATCGGCGCTGTTCGAATGGGCGACCCTCAACCAGGGCAGGTGGCCTGAGTTGGACATGATGTACGCCATTCCAAACGGCGGACACCGCAACATCCAGACGGCTGCGAGGCTCAAACGCGAGGGCGTCAAGCGAGGGGTTCTCGATATCAACCTCGATGTTCCACGGTTCGGGTTCCACGGGTTGCGAATCGAACTCAAGGTGGGCCGGAACAAACCGACTCGCGAGCAGTTGCAATGGATCGAACGGTTGACCGATCACGGGTATCTCGCGGTCGTGTGCTGGGGCTGGGAGTCGGCTCGCGCCCAGATCGAAGCGTACCTCAAATGACGAGCTACACGGGAACAACCAGCGAACAACTGGCCGAGGCGCGCAAGCGTGCGGAGAGGTTCCGGCACATCATCGAGACAAAAGACGGTTTTACCAAAGCGAGCGCACGGGCAAACCTGAAACGGGTGCTGAAAATGATTAGGCGACTGGAGGGAGAGATTTGAACATATTCGAGGATCAGGCCGGGTTTATGGAACTCGCCGAACAGACCACCACCAAACTAGATCGGGAACAGGCCGACCGATACATTCACCATGTTCAGGAGGAATTCAACGAACTACTGGCGGCAGAGGCGAGCGGCGACCCAGTGGAACTGCTGGATGCACTAACGGATCTAATCGTTGTTAGTGCTGGCGCGCTCATTAGTCTCGTCGGGCCTGAACGCGCCGAGGGTTGTTGGGACGCGGTGTACTCGGCCAACCTGCGAAAAGTTGCAGGTGGCAGAGTGAACCGACCGGATGGGCAAATCGGCAAACCGGGGGGATGGCACGGGCCGGGCCGGATGCTGGAGAACATCGCGGTTGATGCGGGTTTGATGGATGAGGACAGTTGACCGGCAGGAGACGCAATGTTCGTTTTCGTTCTTACAATTTTATTGATACCTGTAATTTCTCTAGCCACCGAAATGCCTGGATTAGACCTGGAACTAAAAAGTTTAGGAGCCACTTGGACTCAAAGTATCGATGATCCAATGATGGGAAATCAGATGTCTGTGTACGGTAAGTTCAAACTGAAAGAGGATATGCGAGGCCAAGTCTCTTGGAGACGTAGAGACCCGTTCGATGGTCAATCAAAAAATAGTGTGATGTTTGGTCTTGAATTTGATGTTGATTGAAAAAACGAACCGAGAGGTGGTTAGATGGTCGCACTAGTTTTAGGTCAGGCCGCATTTCGAATGCTCGCGGGAGCCGGGGCAAGATCGGCGATTGGTGCAGCACGAGGTGGGCGTGGTCAGATCCGGCAGAGCCTAGCGGGGACAGACATCCGAGTGTCGGTGGTGGCAAACATCCGAGAGGTCGAGAAATACCTGAACGATGTGCAGTTGCGGCAGATGCCATACGCTACGGCCAACGCGCTGAACCGAACTGCGTCACAGACGCAACGTGTTCTCAAGTTCATGATGAGGAAAAAACTGGACCGACCCACAAGCTGGACGGTGAACGGTATCCTCTATGACAAGGCGCATAAACGTCAGGGGTCACTGCTCCAATCGTCAGTGTTCATCGGCGGTAGTGAGGGGTCGAGGTTCGGCCAGGATCGGGTTAAGTACATGGGCTGGCAGGTCGAGGGTGGTGTGCGGACAGCAGGTGGTATGGGTACAGGTGTTCCAACTGCCAACGCCAAACTCAACCAGTACGGGAACATCCCGAACCGAAAGGCAGGGCTGGTCAAAAAGAATCAGTTCATCGCAACGATTGGTGGGGTCTCTGGCGTGTGGGAGCGTACCAAGCGGACGAAACGCAAGGCGAGCAGACTCAAACTGATGGTGGCGTTCGAGAAACAAGTCAGTTACAAACCAAAGTTTCCGTTCTACAAAATTGCAACGCGGGTGATCCGAAACAACTTCCATAAACACATGGAGAGTAGCCTGCGTCAGGCTCTAGCGAGTGCGCGGTAACTACATGGGAATCCAGGCCAGAAGGTACTTCCAGAGGGTTTGGTAGTGCGGGTAATTCGCGAGGCCGGTGTTTCACTAGTGTAACATATTGATTTTAAAGCGAATCACAAATGGCAGGATATCAGCACCGATACATGGCAGACGCAAAACCCGATAAACCCTCGAAAGTTGGTGGTGCCAGAGCCGGTGCGGGGCGCAAGGCTCAGACCGTCAACGAGGCATCCGGGGCCGCGTATATCCAGTACCAAAAAGCGCGGGCAAAGAAAGAAACGCACAACGCAAAACTCGCCGAATTCGAGGAACTGACCAAATCGGGCGAACTTGTCGCCACGGCTCAAATCCGCAAACAGGCCGACAATGCGGCCAGGGTTGTGCGGGACAGTTTCACTGCTTTGCCTGATCGCGTGGCCTCACTGCTGGTCGGTCGGAGTGAGCGCGACATCCTGATTGAACTTCGCGGCGAGATCAACGCAACTCTCAATATGATTGCTGACGATTTGAAGATTTAGTGCCGTACCTGACCCAGTTTTGCACATCGATCCGACCTGAACCCGACCTAACCGTTTCCGAGTGGGCGGATGCGCACCGGATTCTCGATCAAGCGGGGGCATCCGAACCCGGCAAGTGGCGCACAGGTCGCACCCCATACTTGCGCGAGATCATGAACTGCCTCTCGGCGACTCGCCCAGAGAGCATCATCGTTTTCATGAAAGGCGCACAAATAGGCGCGACTGAGGCGGGAAACAACTGGGTCGGCTACTGCATCCATCACGCGCCGAGTCCGATGTTGTACGTCATGCCCACGGTGGATGCTGCGAAGCGCGCCAGTAAACAACGCATTGCTCCAATGATCGACTCGATTCCAGAGATTAGGGAAAAAGTCGCAACACCACGAGCGAGGGATACCGGGAACACGTTATTCCAGAAAGACTACCCTGGCGGCACCCTGATCTTGACCGGGGCAAACTCGGCTGTAGGGCTGAGATCAACCCCGGCTCGTTACTTGTTTCTGGACGAAGTTGACTCCTACCCGATGGATTTAGAGGGAGAGGGATCACCGATTCAACTCGCGATCAGGAGAACAGCGACCTACAAACGCAACCGGAAAGTTTTCATGGTTTCGACTCCGACCATTCGTGGGTTGAGCATTATCGAGGACTACTACAGCGAGTCCGATCAACGCCGGTTTTTCGTCCCGTGTCCTGACTGTGGTGAGTTCCAGACCATCGAATGGAAGCGGATTAACTGGCCTGAAGGCGATCCCGACAGTGCGGCGATGACCTGCGAGGGTTGCGGCGTTCTGATTCCCGAAACCGAGAAAACGAATTTGCTGAATGGCGGCGAATGGCGAGCGACCGGGGAGGGCAGGCATACCGGGTTTCACCTGTCGAGCCTGTATTCACCGGCTGGTTGGTACTCGTGGGCGGATGCGGCCAACGATTTCCTCGCTGCCAAACGATCTGGCATTGAACAACTCAAAACCTGGGTCAACACTGTCCTGGGCGAATCGTGGGAGGAACAAGGTGAACAGGCCGATCCGAACGCACTGCTGATGCGGCGCGAAGAATATGCCGACGATCTGCCGATCCTCTGGCGCACCGTGGGCGTTGACGTTCAGAAAGACCGGATCGAATTGGAACTGGTCGGCTGGGGTGATGGGGAGGAATCGTGGGGGCTGGAATATGTAATCCTCCCAGGCGATACCGCCCAGCAACCCGTCTGGGATTCGTTGACTGAAACCCTCTCGTCCATGCGACCGGATGGGGTGGCAGTGGATTCAGGATACAACACGCAATTTGTGTATTCCTGGGTGGAACGCAAACGATACGCCTGGGCCATCAAGGGCGTGGCCGGGGCAGGGTTGCCATTGATCGAGGATCTACAACGCCGCATTCGTCGCCTGCGGAAGAAACGACAGAGGGCAGTAACACCTGAACCCATCGGAGTCGATCAGGGCAAAACCATCATCTATTCGCGGATCGGGATCAGCGAACCGGGGCCGGGTTTCATGCATTTCCCGCTCAGTGCCGACTACGATGACGAGTACATGGCCCAGCTAACCGCCGAGAAACTGGTTACCCGCTATCACAGGGGTCGCCCCAAACAAGAATGGGTCCAGACGAGGCCACGGAACGAGGCGTTGGACTGTCGAGTCTATGCGTTAGCCGCTCTGCGACTGCTCAACCCTAAACAACCGAGCGCAAAACCCGCACCCGCGAAAGCGAAACCCGCACCATTACCGCCCGAAAAACAGAAGATCGGCCCGAAACGCCAACCCACAGGCGGGGCATGGCTGTGATATTGCGCCCAACTATTGCACGTTGCCTGCAAAAACTGCCGAGTGATGAGGCGAAATCAACCACTGACATGCTCTGCCGGGAGATCAGCCGGGAGTTCGGCGGCACTTATGTCTATATCCGCATGCGAGGACACGTTGACCACGATCAAGTTCGAGAAATGTACAACGGTTGGAACGTCAGACAGATCATGTCTCATTTCAGGATCTCGCGCAGCCGGGTGTATCAGATTTTGAATGAGGGTTAAAAATAACTCGATTAACTATTGACGTAGTTAGATCTAACTAGTATAATGTATGTGAGGTTGAGGTAAACATAACAAAACAGGAGAGAGATTATGAAAACAAACACACACAAAGTCGTTTGGATATCGCCAAACCTGAAATTCCCAGAAACCGACACCGGGACTAAATCCAAGTCGTATGAGGCGGCAGGGTTGATCGCCCAGAAATTGAATAGAGAAACCGTTGGTTCACCTGGCAAGTATGCGGTGATGTTAATCATGTTTATGAACCCCAACACGGGATCGGTGGATGATTATCTTGGTTGGGATTATGAAAACCAAGATGGCGAAAGCGTCAACGCGGCTGAATTAGGCGAGGTCGTTGAGGTCATCCGCAATTCAACCGGCGAATGGGTTGAGGCGAACAATGCCTAACAAGCCGGAAAACAACCGCATCAACCAGCAGGTCCACCGCGACCGGATGATGAAACAGGGGTTCATTCGTCGTTGTTTTTGGGTTAAACCCAAAGATCATCAACAGGTTCGGGCGTTCATTGAGAGTCTGTCGGAGAACCTGACAGTGTAACCGAATCGGCAACCATTACGCTGTACGCTGCTAAGTAGCGTACACCCCAGCGGCCCATCACGGGCCGTTTTTTATGCGCCCGGTTTTGTCTAGTTTTCATGGTGAAAATTGGACACGTACCCCGCTATTGTGGGAAATGTGGCAAATCAATTCGATAGCACGAATTACGCGACGACTGAACCCAGTTCAATAGTCGCTGGCGACCGTGCCGCCTGGAAACGCACCGACCTCCATTCCGATTATGCCAACACGGCATACACCCTCAAATACTCATCGAGATTAGAGGGAACCGGAACCACCGAAATCGAGATCACGGCCAGCGCATCTGGCACCGATTATCTGATCGAGGTCGCCTCTGCCACGACCGCTGCCTATACGGTTGGCCGGTATCAGTGGCAAGCGTACATCACCCGAACATCCGATTCCGAACGGCTCACGCTCGAATCGGGCGAATGGGAGATCGTCGCCAACAGGGACGCGGCAACAACAGACCCGATCTCGCACCTGCGGAAACGGCTGAATTCTCTCGAAACAGCCATCGAAACCCTCTCAGCCAAGACAGCCAGCACCTACAGCATTGCAGGCCGCTCGATGTCGTATGTGGATCTGCCTGAACTGATCGCAACGCGGGATCGCACCCTGGCCGAGATCAAAACCCGTGAACGCAAAGCATTTGGAGTGCGTAGATGAAATTGGCGAGCCTTAGGAAGTGGCAGGCTGCATCTCCGCAAGTTGTGCGGGATTGGATTTCCGAATCCACGAGCATCAACAGGGACATCCAAGAGCAGGGACGCGCTCTCAGAGCGAGGGCGAGGGATCTGGAACAGAACAGTGATTACGTTGCGAAGTTTCTGCAACTGATCGAAGTCAATGTGATCGGCGAACATGGCGTCCGGCTCCAGGCAACGGCTCGAACCTCTCGCGGCAAACCGGATTCCCGCACCAACCGCATCATCGAACGCGCCTGGAACGATTGGTCACGCCCAGAAAGCTGCTCGGCAGACGGTCGCCTTTCCTGGCAAGACGTTCAGCGCCTCGCGGCCCGATCTATCGCGAGAGATGGCGAGGTCATCATCCGTCTGGTTCGCGGAAACGGATTAAAACTGATCGTGTACGAGGCCGATTACCTCGATCAGGAACTCAACTCGGACCGTACAGACACCACTGATCAGATCATTCAGGGAATCGAGGTCGCTCGAACTGGCGAACCGGTTGCCTATCATTTGCTAAAACGGCACCCCGGCGATGCTGGGATCTGGCAAGACCCAAGACGCGAACACGAACGGGTTCCGGCTGCGGACATTCTCCACATTTATCGTTCTGACCGACCGGGCCAGATCCGAGGTGCCTCGTGGCTCGCACCGGCCATGATCCATTTGCTCATGCTCAATCGTTACGAACGCGCAGAAATGGCGGCGGCTGAGGCATCTGCCAAAAAGATTGGATTCTACAAAACGCCCA